TGACTTAGTGCGAGCGCCATTGAAGCGGCCGCTGTCATAGTCTCGACTGTGCACTCCAATACTACTGAAACTTGAGTGAGTGCGTTGATGCCTTGATCAACCCCGAGGAAAATTGATTCGACAGCGATTAGATAACCATTAGTCCACTCTTGAGGGGCAACATTTTGATGGTCATTCAAGACGGTCAAACCATTGGTCGGACTCGCCGAGAAGGACAGTTGACCCGATGAAATAACGGTTCGATTGTCAACTCCTACAAGGGCAGTTTGAGACTGAGTAGTCAATTGATAGTTAACGTCGCTAATAATGTTCGGCGTAACGTTGGTGATGTTTTCTCCGGGAGAGCCATATTCGACCGCTACATTATGGATTCTCAGAACAGTTTTTCCGAGTGCATCAACAAAGGATCCTAAGTCGATATTTGTTTGGGCATATGTTGTCGAGTCCGTCAAGACCGTCGCTCGTATGAAGAATGAATCGCTTCTCGCCATGCGTCTTACCACTATCCGGCAGTTAATTAACGTATTCCGGAAAAATTCGTGCTTTTCCTGGCGCCGTTTTTGACTGTTATCCGGTAATTCGATAACCGGAATCCGGAAAAATAATTTTCAGAGATTGCTTTTATGCGATGGCCTATATTGGCTCGGATAAGGCGAACAATATACGGAGAGCCTCCCCAATGATCCGCATTGAACAGCGGGGAGGGAACGGCGCTCCGATGAGTTCGCTTCGAGGCAAAAAATATGTTGAACATAATTTTAGGAATATGCGCAACTGTGCTCGCTTTGAGCATGGTGAAGAAAAATAAAATGCCGGTGTTTGGTCAACTCACTTTAACCGGTGAATTGGCCCTTGATTGGTTGAAAAATGGTGATGAAATAATAGCACGCAAAATATGGTTTGTTAATGCGACGTCGCTTAGTGATTGGAACGTCCCGGAGTGGGCTTTGACGAAGGGAATTGTAGCATTGATTTTCCCCGTCGATGAATGGGGGAATCCTCTTTTCATCACACAAAAGTCGATTCTTCGAGTTCTCGAAGCCCAATGCGTCGCATGGGAGGAAAAAGGGGCCAAGTGTTCTCTAATCGGAACCAAAACGCAAGGTCAAAAATCATGTATCGAGTTCTCCGAGAACTATCCTACGTTGAAGTTTTCACGTCCGGAGAATGCCAAGCAATATGATCCGTATCAAACGGAAATTATCGGCTGAGGGAACAGTCGATTTTAGAAAAAAAAAGATTCTGCAGTCAATTTTTTTCTTGCCCAACCTCCACCGGAAACGGGGGGGTTGGGCTTTTTTTTTTTTTCAATGTTCAACCTGCTCTCCGGAATTGTTTGTATGATCACGTGGTATCAAATCCGAGCCGTTTAATGGTGGTTTAAGCCACTTCGATATAATTTAGGATAGATTGCCGCACTTGTAGTATCGAATCAATCTAAGACACACTATCAAAAGAAACGTCATAGTAATAGGAACCTATCAAGGCGCCCAATTCCGGAGAGCAAAAAAAGGAATGAACACTCAAGATTGAGACGTTTCTTTGATGATGGATATTATTGCTTCATTATCATCGAGCAAAACCATTCGACACTCAATCAAATAATTGTAAATGCCTGTGTCACTTGAAACCATTGAAATAAACATATCTCGATTAACAATATGATCGGGGTCAAGGAACTCCGAATAAATCTCAGCCGAGCCATTTCCGACAGTCCATCCAAATTGAGAGTTATCACCGGCATTCATTGTAGTGTTGACGGGAACTATTTCATAACTCAAAATACCTTGAAAGGTGTCGGCCGGGTCGACAGCCCACATTTGAAACCGTTCGACTATCAGTCCGACGTTGATTAGACCATCATAGGCGATTAGGTTTTTGCGAGCAACACCGCCTCCGGTTACTTCGAGTTGTCCTCGAAGAGTTCGAACTCGAGTAGTCTTCATAGTCAGCCCCTCTTTGCGATTCTATGCGCTTCTTTCTGAGCACGTGCAAAACCGTTTTTCATCCATGATCCGGATTTGGTTTTATACTTCGATGCAATTTTCTTGAAGGCTCTCCCGTAACGTCGTGAGTAGGCCGTAGCCTTTCGCTTTACTACGGTCTTAACTTTGGTTTCCGCAATAGCGACGTAGGGCATAGTAGCCTCGACAATAGCGGGATTGACGCCCTCAGCGAGAAGCAATCCTCGAATGATGTTACAGGTCCTACAGGCGATACTATTCACCTCATTGTTGACTTAGTGCGAGCGCCATTGAAGCGGCCGCTGTCATAGTCTCGACTGTGCACTCCAATACTACTGAAACTTGAGTGAGTGCGTTGATGCCTTGATCAACCCCGAGGAAAATTGATTCGACAGCGATTAGATAACCATTAGTC